GTTGTTAGTGAGGGGGTTGCTGCTGGCGACGTTTCAGATTTCGTTGACACTGGCTCTTATATCTTTAACGCTTTGGTTAGTGGATCTATCTTTGGGGGCATTCCCTCTAATAAGATCACCGCTATTGCAGGAGAATCGTCCACAGGGAAGACTTTTTTTACTCTCTCTGTTGTGCGTCACTTCCTTGATACTGATCCTGACGCTGGAGTCATTTACTTTGAGTCTGAGTCAGCACTTTCTAAAGATATGATCGAGAGTCGTAACATCGATTCCCGTCGTATGATCATTGTTCCTGTTACCACTGTTCAGGAATTCAGAACCCAAGCACTGAAGATTGCTGACAAGTATCTGGAGCAACCCGCTGAAGATCGCAAACCTCTGATGTTTGTGCTTGACTCCCTGGGTATGCTCTCTACCACCAAAGAGATTGAAGATTCTGAGGCAGGTAAAGAGACTCGTGATATGACACGAGCACAGGTTGTCAAAGCAATCTTCCGAGTCCTCACCCTCAAACTGGGTAAGGCAAACATTCCTATGATCGTTACCAACCATACATATGATGTGGTTGGTGCTTATGTACCTACCAAAGAGATGGGTGGTGGATCGGGATTGAAGTACGCTGCTTCAACCATCATCTATCTCTCCAAATCTAAAGAGAAGGATGGTAAGGAAGTCGTAGGTAACATCATCAAGTGTGAAACTAAGAAGTCTCGATTTACCAAGGAGAACAGCAAAGTTGCAACACGTCTTTACTATGACGAACGCGGACTTGACCGCTATTACGGATTACTGGAACTGGGTGAACAGTACGGAGTATTCCAGCGCAAGGGGAATCGCATCGTTGTTGGGGAATCTTCCGTTTATCCTTCTGTTATACTTGCTGATCCCGAAAAATACTTCACGCCCGAAGTGATGCAAGCACTGGATGAATCTGCCCGCAAAGAATACGGTTATGGATCTTAAAGACTTTATCCAAGTCTACGACTACACACTTACAGAAGATCTCTGTAAGAATGTTATTCGACTCTTCCAAGGTCAAATCTTGGAAGAGTTTGATAATGGTGGTAGACCAAAGTTCAAACAATTTAATATCACACAGTATCTGGACAGTCACGAAGATTTGTCCGAGCATCCTGCAAATGATTGGGGTCTTATCCAGAATGCATTGATTGATTCTGGTTCTCAATATGTCCAGAAATATATGGACGATGTTAAATGTAGACAGAATTTCCCTAACCGTTCTGCATTAGAACAGTTCCGAGTCAAGAAGTATGAGGCAGGAACAGATGACAGATTTGACACTCACGTTGATGTGGGTGATCACGAAACTGCCCGTCGATTCCTCTCAGTCTTCTGGTACCTGAACGATGTCGAAGAAGGTGGTGAAACAGTTTTCTTCGATGACTTTACAGTCAAACCCAAAGCTGGTAGGATGGTAATCTTCCCGCCCCTGTGGTTATATCCGCATAGCGGGAAACCTGCCATCTCCAACGACAAGTATCTCCTCAGCACGTACACTCACTATGTCTAACTCTGTTGAATCCCTTCTAGTATCGTCGATGCTTTTTGATGAGGGGTTCACACGCAGAGTTCTTCCTCATATCAAGTCTGAGTTCTTTGAGGACTATTCCAACAAAGTAATCTACGAGCAACTCTCAGAATACTTTATTGAGTACGATGCACTTCCAACCAAGGAAGCACTGTGTATTGAACTTGAAGGTCGGAAAGACTTGACTGGGGATGTGTATGCACACACTGCTAAGATTGTGGAAGAGTCCTCTGAGGAACCACACGATCTTAAGTGGTTGTGTGACACTGCTGAGAAGTGGTGTCGTGATCGTGCTATCTACAATGCTCTCCTTGAATCTATTCAGATCGCTGAGGGTAACGATGATATGCGAGGACGTGATGCTATTCCATCTATCCTTTCTGACGCACTTGCTGTCAGTTTTGATAACTCGGTTGGACACGATTACATCTTCGATGCTGATGCTCGCTTTGAGTATTACCATCGTGATGAAGAACGGATCCCATTCGACCTCAGTATGCTGAACAAGGTCACTAAGGGTGGTATCTGTAAGAAGACTCTCAACGTTGCCCTGGCAGGTACAGGTGTTGGTAAGAGTCTCTTTATGTGTCACTGTGCAGCATCACACCTGATGGCAGGATACAATGTCCTCTACATCACGATGGAGATGGCAGAGGAAAAGATTGCAGAACGCATCGACGCTAATCTTTTGAACGTTGGTGTGCAGCAACTGGAAACATTGCCCAAGGTAATGTTCGATAACAAGATCCATAAACTGTCTCTTAAGACGCAAGGTCGTCTGGTTATCAAGGAGTACCCCACTGCGTCTGCTCACAAGGGACACTTCAAGGCACTCCTTCAGGAATTGGCAGTCAAGAAGTCCTTTGTACCAGATGTCATCTACATTGACTATCTGAACATCTGTGCATCCTCACGTTACAAAGGCGCTATCGTAAACTCGTACACCTATGTTAAAGCAATCGCTGAAGAACTCCGTGGTCTTGCTGGTGAGTGCGACGTGCCTATCGTTACCGCTACTCAGACTACTCGGAGTGGGTATGGTAACAGCGACGTTGAACTAACTGACACCTCAGAATCCTTCGGTCTTCCTGCTACTGCAGACTTTATGTTTGCTTTGATCAGTTCGGAAGATCTGGAAGCATCGGGTCAGATTATGATCAAACAACTTAAGAATAGATACAATGACCCCACAATGCATAAGAGATTCGTTGTGGGTATTGACAGGGCAAAGATGCGCCTGTATGATTGTGACGAGCAACCGCAAGTCGTGGATGCTGGTCAACCCGAAGGACCTGTTGAGGTTCTCGAAAACAAACTGTTCACTGACTGGAAGGTTTAATTATGTCGATTGATGCAATGCCTCAGGACTTTAAGGGTTTCAACACACCCTCGTCCAAAAAGGTAGTAGATGATGCTAAAAAGCGTCAGCAAGAAAAAATGGAGGTTGATCTCGATAAATATATTGAGTTCGTTGATGTCGTAACAAGCGACCCTTCTAAAGATTTTGACGCTCTGATGGAGCGTTACCAAGAACTTCACAAGGCAGGTTGCAAGATCGAACGCCTTGACACCGCTGCTTCTGGTCTCGTGGCAGAGAGTGGTGAGTTTATGGAACTGGTGAAGAAAATCAAATTCCAAGGTAAGCCTTACAACGAAGACGTTCGTGATCATCTGATGACCGAACTGGGAGACATCCTTTGGTATGCTGCCCAAGCGTGTATGGCACTTAATCTTCGTTTTGAAGAAGTGATCTTCCGCAACACTGTCAAACTTGCCACACGATATCCCGAGGGTGAGTTCACAGTGGTACGCTCTGAGGAGCGAGCAGAAGGCGACCGCTAACCTCTACAACTTAAAACAATGCCAGAAGACTATCATCAAGAAGTGCAGCAAATGATTGATGCTGCTATGGCAAAACATAATCGTACTGCTTCAATGATCAGTATGATTCTAGGGTTCACTGTGCTAGCACTATTTGTTGATGGTCTTCTTAGAATGATGGGAATCATCCCACCATTCTTAGGCATTGATGTCGATGTTATAGATAAAATTGCAGAGCAAGTAAAAAATTCGTTATGACTGTTTATGTTGGTAGCGGTCAACCAGTATTTGAATTCATTCTTCCGCAGGAATGCATTACTGAAGCAGACACTACAATTGATAACTGGATTCTAGAGGGGAAGGAGCAACCTATCTCCTCTAATATAGTAGGTACCCAAACTGATACTGAGTTGCCTCTTCCTCTCTGCCAACGTTTTGCAGCAGACTGTTGCAAGATGATTGCTAACTTGGTCTACAATACAGGAGGTAGAATTTATGGTGGACTTAGCAATGGTAGCAATGATCTAGAATTTGATGTACGTAATTGCTGGGGTGCAGATTATTCACCAGGTGACTATGTGAAACCACACAGTCACTACCCAGCAGATTTTGCTGCAGTGGGATATATTCGTCTCGATGATGGAGCAGCACCAATTATCTTTGATCGAAACTCTCCATACTTTCCGAGCGAAGGACAGATGCTTATCTTTGATGCTAAGGTGATTCACGAGGTACCAAGGACAAACTTCCATCGCAGATGCTTCGCTATGAACTTATACAAGCGCCCAGGCACCTTCTAAATAGTAGGTAAACCACCATCGATTAATGGCACAGGGTAGAGGCGTACAATTAGAGTGGGCGATTGTCTTCGAGTCTTTGATACGAGCTGGTGTATCGATCACAGAAATTCAGAAGAGAGCGACCAAGCATCCGAATCTAAAATCGTATGATGGTGTGGTTGGTACTCAGGCAAAGCAATGTGTAGATTTGGTTGAAAAATCTGATCCTAGTTTGTTAGCAGGTGCATATCATAGTGATGAACTGGGGATTGAAGGTGACCCAGAACCAAAGACTGATGTTGTCTTTCAAAAGAATGGTAGGAACGTTGTAAGATGTTCGGTCAAGATGAAAGGACCCATTCAGTTATCGAGTGCTGAGGGACCTAGTACAGCAAGAGCAATGGCAGCAACTGCTGCTATGTGTCCTGGTCAGAGAGGACCTAAGTTGTCAAGTTTGATTGAAGATATTTCCAAGACTCCAACTAAACTTTTGACGCAAAGAAATCTTGCCAAAGCAACTCAGAGAAAACCAAACATTGTAAAAGATTTGGTTGACTCTAGCGGTAACATTAAGGCAGATAAAAATTATAAAGTGTGGTTGGAAAGAAATAAACCACAACTGATTGCAGATTTATTTGAATATCTTGAGAGTGATCCTCACTTCTTATACTGTCTGATTGAAGAGACATTGACGGGTAAGAATT